CACCTCCAGAATAAGCATATAACATTCTGTTTGTACCAATTACTGCATACTTAACTCCTGCATTATTATCAAAATGATGCAAAGCTCTTCCGGCACCTGTTAATTTATCTGAACCTAATTGATCCCAGCCACCTATTTTTTCTGGCGAACCATATCTAAACCTAACATTATTACCATCAAACCACTGCCCTTCGGCACCTAGTTCAGTAACTTGTTTATTATATCCTGGAGCAAAACCTAGTTTTTGTAACATATAAAATCCTGTTTACTAGGTAGTATAACAGATTATAGTTAAATTCAATAAATTTAAAGCAAGGGGAATCAGTGGTGGATCATCCCCTCACAAGCTTAATGTATATACTATTTATTTGTGTAGAGCTATATAAATTTGTTGTATCCTAGATTTTTAGATAGTTTAGCAAAACCATAAGCAGTAAAACAATAATTTTCAAGACTAACCCAATTACTATTTTTATTTATACCCTCTAACATATTACTATAATATGCCATAATATTAGTTTTTTGTGTTTCTTTTTCACCCCATTTTTTTGCTTGTTTCCAAAATTCTGTTGAATAAGTAGATCCTTCTAAATAATGAAACCCAATTACAGATGCTACAGCACTAGCTGATCTTGCTATACGTTCATTAACTACACTAGCTTTAATATTACCTACAACATAATCCCAAAAATTTCTATTTACATTATCATAAATAAATAAAGAATTAGCAAACATTGGCTCAAAGAAGGCTACTGCATTACCATTTTTTATTACTCTGCCTTTCAATGCGTTTTCGGTATAATAGGGTTTAAATTTATATTTTATTTTTTCTAATTTTTTAACTGGAACATCAATAATCTTAGAAAAATTTTCCTTAGCTTTATCATTTTTTGTTATGTTACTATTGTATAAGTATCCATAACTTGTTCTAGTTTTTAAAGGAACTCTAAACATCCAACCATCTTTTGTTGCAATATGCCCTGTGTGTTTTAAATCTATTTTAAAATCTGGTTCATTATTGTGAACCAGGCAAGTATTTAATAAAGGATCTATCATTTTATAATCTTTAAATGATTTAGGTGTACCACCACAATCAATAACAAAATCAAAACTATAATTTTTATTATTTATTTTTAATTTAACTTCGTTTTTATTATTTTCTAATTTATCGACATTTCCTTTAATTATTTTAAATTTATTATTCCATCTTTTTTTAAAACCATTCATTGCAAATTTATATAAAGAATGTGTGTCAAAATGAATAGCCACAGAACCTCCTATTAAAGGGTTTACAAATTCATGAACTCTCCAATCTTTATATTTAGTTCCAAATTTTAAAGTACCATTTATTTTATTTAAATCTTCTATTAAATTAAATCCAACACCAAGTTCTAATGCAGCGATAAAAGAAGGGTTAGAACTCTCCCCAATTCCTTGTATTTTTTTAGAGGGGTTATGAATAGAAGTTATCTCCCATGTTTCATCCATGTAAGCTAGGAAGTGACATAAAGATTGTATCCCTGCACTACCCACACCTATAACAGCTAATTTATTTTTTTTCATTTTTAAAAGTAATTAAAATTTAGTATATACCTGACATCAACTTTTTCTGAAGCAGTCCCTCTATGTATTATATTACTATCAAAAGTTAGCATGGTATTAGCGTCTGCTTTTATTGAAACAATTTTGTTACCTATTTTTAATTCAGTTCCCCCATCACAATTATTAAGATAAAGTATGGCAGTTTTAGAAGTAAAAGAATAGTCTGTATGCCATTCAGATTTTTTATTTTTAAAAAAAACACTTGGAGCCATATTGGCTCTAACTTCAATAACCGCAGAAGTATTTAAGTTTTTTAAAATAGGTATTATATATTTATAATAATGACTACTATTGATTTTGTGGTCATTATAAAAAGAATGTGTAAAATAACCTAAATCTATTTTAGAATTAGGTGTCATATTTTTACGGTAAAACCAAGAAAACTCTTTATCGATAATTAAAGTTTTAAGTTCTTTAAAAAACTCCGGTTCCATAAAATTTTTTATAATTTTATAAGGTTTCTTCATTTTTTCATCATTTCAAAAGCTATAGAATATCTGTCTTGAGGTAAGTGACAAGGCGCTGAATGTAACATATCATTGTTAAAAATTAATAATGAATTTTCTGGACATTTAGTTATTTCTATTTCAGAATTTTCTTTTTTAAACATTGGACCCATGTTGCACTTATTCTCTAAAAAATAAACCATATTTTCATCAAAATTTTCATGCTTATGAAAACACATAAAATTACCTCTACTAAAATTAGCCCAACAATTTATTATGTTATATTTTTTATGATAGGGTTTAAGTTTTTTTAACAAAATTTCCATTGATTTATGTTTATGAAGTGTATTAGAAGTTTGTAAGCCAGGAAAAGTAGGACCTATCTTTTTTACTTTATTTTTAACTACATCCAATAGTTTAATTCTTTCTTTCTCTAATAATATTTTTTTAAAAAGTTTCATAATTTTTTATTTTTGTTTAAACCACGAGGGTAAACCAATAAAAGGTCTTTTATCAAATTTATTTTCCTTTGCTTTTTTTGAATTTTTTTTATTGTAATGCAAGAATACTTGCCCACAATCTTTACCTTTAAATTCTTCTCGCCAATGCTCTAAATCACATCCAGAATAAATTAACATATCCCCTGGATCTAAATTAACTTCTATTCCAGCTTGGCCTTCCCTACCTGTTGGGTCTAAATATATAGGCCATAATTCACCACCTAGATTCAACGTAGTAGATATTTCACATGAATATCTATCTTTGTGTCGAGCTAGTATATCTCCTTTTTTATATATTCTTGCATAAGAATATGTTTCGCTAAGTTTTAAACCAATATGTTTTTCCATTACAGGTTTAACTTCTTGTAACAAAGTCTCCATTGCTAAATCACTATAATGAGAATATGTATTAGGTACTTGTGTATCATTCCACACACCATGTTCTGTGTTGAATGGGGATAGATATTTTTGATCAAATAAAAATCTTGCTGTATTTCTTTTATTTAAAAAATATTTATAAACAAAAGATGCTAACTCAAGTGAAATAGCTTTTTTTAGTACAGTGTATTTATTTTTCTTGAACGACATTTAATACTCCTTTTGGTATTGCTTGGCAGTTCCAATGAATAAATCTAAACGGTTCAATACCCATATCAATAATATATTGATGTGGCATATATGAGGGAAAGAATATCATTCGACCAGGTTGTACTTTATAATGAACTTGTGAACTTGCATAAGTTATTTTTGTTTTATCTTTTTCTGGTAATAAGTTCATAAGATTACCAGCTCTTGGATCTTCAAACATTGGCATAGAGGTTTTATCACTAGCTTTTAAAAAATAAAAACCGGACATATGACCATTCCAATGTGTATGTAAGGCATGGTGTCCGCCCCCATTTTTAGCAAATTCTTGTACCCACATTTCTGTAGTAAATAATTGATGGTTTGTCATATCAAAACCCATTTCTATTAATAAGTTATGTGATGTTGCACCAATATAATTAATTAAATCTTTAAAAGCTGGATCTCCTATCAAAGTACTTGAATGATAAACACTTCCTAAATCACCCTTAGTTTTATTTAATTTATTTCTTTTATTAATATCTGGTTGTATATTTTTTCTTGATGCTGCAATATATTTATCTGATACTTTGTTTAAATCATCAACAAACTGTGGTTCGTCTGCAAACCATATAGGACATTTAAAATAATCTTCCCTATTCAATTGTTGAGGGTAGCTAAGTTTTTTAATTTTCTTTTTTTTCTTTTTCATTGAAAGGGGTATCCTAAATTCCAAATAACTAAACTATTTCTTTCTCCACTTTTCACAGGACATATTCTATGCCATACAAAAGAAGGGAATACAACTATTGATCCTTTAGGTAATATTTCTTTACATTTATGAACATTACGTTTTTTATCTGGATCTAAATTTCTAAAATCAAATTCTAATTCTCCACCTTTATAATTTTTTGGATCTGATAGAGTTACGGTTACGGATAACTTTCTAATTTTTCCGTGAGAGGGCTTTCCTTTCCTGTCATAGGGTTTATCCCAACTATCACAATGCCAACCATAATACTGACCTTTTTTATATTTTGTAAATTGGCAAGGTTCAGAATGATCCCATTTAAATTTCCACCCAGCACGTATATTTGCGTCATTAATATAAGGTTGAATTTCATTATATATCCATCTTTCATCCATCCAAACAACATCAGAATTTCTTTTCTTTTTTAAATCTTTAATTTGATTTTTATTTAATTCTTTATTATTACTATAACCGCCTGTGACTGCTATTTGATCTCGAAGTTGTTTTCCATATTTGGAAATATCATCACATGTATGTTCAGGAACTGCTGATTTAAAATACCAATAATAATTCGTTAAATTCATAAATATGTCTTTATGAAAATATTATAAATGATTTTTTAATATCTGTAAAGTATAATTATGCGGACACCCAAGCTAAAGCTGATGTATCCCAATTAAAAGAATTTTGAGGTTCTTCTTGATCGTGTGCTATCCATTTTTGATTTGGTTCATCCCATTCAATTACATAAGGTTTAAGGGGATCACCATAATTTTCAACTGTTGGAAAAGTTACTGGCGCTTTCCAATCATCATTAGCATCTAATGCCCATGAAACATAAGGTTGTGAAATAAGAAATTTATCTTTTATAGCATCATATAAATAACCTTCTCCACAATATGATTTTCTAAAAGTTGAGTTATAAGAAGTTTGTTTCCATGTTCCACCAAGATTATTGCTACACCATGTTTCACCATCAACATGCATGTCATTTTCTCCTAATGGACCAGATGATGTTGGAATATCATTACCAACAACTACTACTCTTAGTACTATGTTATTTTCATCTAGTTCTGCAAAATGTGCCATGTTTTATATATATAAGTTATTTTTAATTTTTTCCATAATTTATTTTTAAGCTAATACAACCGTTCCTGTAACAGTAAATGTTGCTAGTTTACAACCGCCTGCAGGAGCAGGTAAAGTTGATATTGAATTTGTACCTGGAGTAGCTGAAATGTCGGCAGCCCCTGGAAATCTTAAATAAACTTTTCCTGATCCACCATTACCACCTTTTCCAGAAGGGGGTTGATTACCTGGAGCACCCGTTGGATTAAATCCACCGCCGCCACCACCAGTATTAACCGCTGCACAGTTTCCACCACATACACCTGCGGGAGAACCACCTCCAGCTCCACCGGCACCAGCAGTATAACCGTATGTTCCACCACCACCACCACCAGCAAATCGTAAAGGGGACCCTGTAATACAAGTAACTGTACCTGCACCACCAACACCACCTGGAGATGTAGGAGGAGAATTAGCGCCATCTTTACCACCACCACCACCACCACCATTAGAGCCTGGACTACCACGACCACCTTGTGGACCACCATTAGCTGCTGAAATGGGTGGAGTATTTCCTGTACCATTAGCACCTGAACCACCTGCACCACCACAAGTTTGACCAGGGTTTGCAGGACTGGTTGCGTGCATTCCAGCACCACCTCCAGTTGCTGTTCTTGTTCCACCTTCATAAACTACTGAGGAGACAGATCCTCTTGTCATACATTTATTATTTGCATTAGTTCCACCTGCACCAACTGTTACAGCATAAGGTGTACCTGGATTAAATTCTAATCCTGCAGCACATGAATAACAGTGTGACATAAGCATACCACCACCACCTGCACCACCACCATTTCCGTGAACTGCACAGCCACCACCACCGCCACCACCTGCTATGATTACAAAATCTGCTATATAGGGTCCAGCCGCAGCACCTCCAGCACCAAATCCTAAAACTTGATAACCGAAAGATTTACCTCTTCTATTTTGTATATTATTTGAATTCTTACTTGATGTAAGTTTATTTTTTATATCTCTCATATCTAAATTCCTTATGCGTCGTTAGCTGCATCAGTAGTAAAGAATATTTTAATACCTAGTACTCTTGCGTCCCCGGTAAAAGTATCTGTACCTGCGTTTGCATCTCTAAATAATTGAAAATAAGTTTGTTGATCAACTGCAGGAGAACCTGCAATTGTAATCCCACTACTTACAGGTGAAACTTGTTGATCTTCAACTGTTCCAATACCAGCATCTGTAATATTTACTGCTGTTCCATAAACAACGTCAATAGTATCACCATCACCAATAGCTACACCTTGTAATCCAAATATACAGTTACCTGTATTTGTATTACTTGGAGCCCAGAAAACTTGATAAGTTACTGTACCTTCATTCCATGATTTAGGAAAGGCTACTGAAAATTGTGCAAATTCATCTGTACCTGCATCAAAATCTAATACTTTCATATCAGGTCTTGTTGCTGTTGTTTCAACTTGTTGTGCATCTGCTGGGTTTGTTGTAGCTCCATACATTGCCGAAGATGGAATCCACATAGTTTCTAGACCTGCAATTTTAATTGCAGCTGAACCTGATTTAAGAACGCCTGTTCCTTTAGGGTTTATATTTATACCAACATTAGTTTCACCTGTTGCTGAAAGAGTAGGCCCTGCAACTCCTGTACCTGCATTTGCTAAGGTAAATTCATTAACCGCTGAACCTGTAGCTGTTAAAAGTAATAATTCGTTTCCGCTAGTATCTAAAATTGAAGTTCCAATTTTAGGTGCTGTTAAAGTTTTGTTTGTTAAAGTCTGTGTTCCTGTAAGAG